AGTAAGAAGAAGTGATCCTAACGATCCACTATATGATGTAAACGGTGATGGTGTTGCTGATAGATGGTGGGAAGATGGTGTGCCTATGGAGATTACCGTTGACGTAGATGGTCCTGATGGACTACCTGATAATCCTGGTCAACAGGTTTGGCAGAAACCAGTTCGCACTGACATGAAGGCAAATCAAAATTTCAACGTAGGATTATCTGCTACCCTTTCTATACCATTGAATAGAAAATTACAAAAGCAATGTATACAGGCAGCACAGGCACAGATTGATATGAGCACTCAGTTAGTTGCTAATAAAAGATTGGACTTTGAATTAGCTCGTCTCAAAAATTGTGGTGATTTAAAGCAGAAGGGTATTATGTTCCATCCACGTTCTCCTTATGCTTCTATATGTGCTGATGTTGTGGTAACTCAAGCAAGACCTGGTTCACTTCCTGACCATACACACCAGTTAGGAAACAATACCACTACTACTTCTTCTCCTTCTTCTGAGACTTCTTCTTCTGATGCTCCTTCTCAAAATTCTTTGGAAGCAAACCCTTCTTCTCCCGATACTGATTTGTCTTTATCTCAGAAGCAGTTAGACGGTAAGGGGTTTTTCCGAGGGCTTTCTTTACCTTGGCAGAAAGTTTCTTCACAAGAGGTTTTATCACCTTCAGAAGTAAATCCGCTAGGGGTTTTGCAAGTAGGGCAGAGCTGGTCGCAACCACAGCAATCGTCGCAGTCGTCGTCACAATCTGAGGACTAGGTAGATACTTCTCTACAAAACCTACATCCTCATATAGAGTAATACATACAGTCTTATCAGCATTCCATTCATGTCCTGATACCTTTTCGTTTCCACTTGTAGTATAATCACCTACTCGTAGATCATTAGGACCAGGACAATCTTTCTCTGTTTCTACTCCACCAGTAGGAGGTATCTCAGGTGATGGAGCATCGAAATCAGGAGCAGGTGGTGGATCAGACTTCACACCATCAGCCTCAGGTTCTTCTGGTACTACAGTTGTCCATGTAAGACCTTGTGATTGATAGTCAACTGGTTGAAATGACGGCATACCAGAATCGCATAAAGTGGTATTACCTTTAGGGTCATCATTGACCAGCATTTTATTTTTTGATCTCTGCTTTACATTTTCCTTGTGTACAGTAACACAACCAGGCATATCAACAATTGGTTTACCTATGTTAACTGTAACAGGGACATCAACAGGAACTGCTTGAGGTGGTTCCTCCATCCATATCTTAGTATCAGGTATGTTCAAATTTCTTACATTTGCCATCCTTACATTAACATTACGAACCCCCCTAATACCTACATTGGGTATAGTTGGATTTGTAGTATTAATATAGGGAATCATCTTGCACCTACACGGGGTTCGCTATCGGGTACTTCATGTGGATCCATCTTTCCTTTTGGTAAGTAAGCCAATTCACGCATGGCCCTAACTGAGGGATCACTTGTAACAGAAGTGGGCAGTCGTCCAAGAGCGACATTATCAAAGTTAAGTGAGTGCCTGTCAAATGTAGATAATTCATATTCTTCTGTCATCGATAGACAGTTAGTTGGACAATATTCTACACAATTACCACAGAATATGCAAGCCCCAAAGTCTATCGAATAATTTCTAAGTTCTTTTTTCTTTGTTTGTTTGTTCATCACCCAGTCAACGACTGGTAGATTGATCGGACATACTCTAACACACACTTCACAAGCAATACACTTGTCAAACTCATAATGTATACGTCCACGATACCTTTCAGATGGTATCAGTTTCTCATAAGGATATTGTATGGTTACAGGTCTCCTTCTCATATGATCAAAGGTTACTTCTAACCCCTGTAACATATACTTTGCAGTGTCTTTAATTTCTTTTAGGTAATTAAAGATTGCTTTCATGACATTGGATGGAATAGAAGATCAGGGAAATAATAATTAAACATTATAAGTATAACTGCTGTCATGGTCAACCAGATTGTAGCAACAACTGGAGCAGATCTAAACCATTTTGTGTAGAAAATTTTAAATAGTGAGTTCATCGTTTGACATCGTGGGCACAACCATCACCAGTATAGTCATCACTATCATAATAACCATTCTTTGTACCGAAGAAAAGTGTGGTTGCTACGAAAGGTAATGCTACTATAGTTAGAAAAATTGCAAACATTACTTATCTTTCCAACCACCCGCTTTTAACCAGTTATTATAGTGTGGATTGTCCCAACTATCACTGATTTCATAAGAGGGAATTACAACCTCTTGAATATATCTTCTATTCTCCTCAACAAGTTTTACCTTGGCATCTATCTGAGCACCCCACCAGACTGCTGCACCTACTTGTGCTGCTAAGAATGTGAGTAATGGTATTGGTAAACTTTTCATACTATCTCTGTGGTACGTTATTTCTATAATCAATTTGTGGTGTCTTAGTTGTAGGAACTACAGCACCTGTTTGTGTAGGAATCATTTTCTGAATCCTTTGATCTATATATGGTTGGAGTTCCATCATAACCCTTTCAACAGTAGCATCTCTACGTTTCTCTGGCCCTTTATTGACCTTATCCATTACCTGATTGCCACCAACAACGCTACTGGTTCCTACAGCAAGAACAGTTGCTCCTGTTACCAGTGTATCTTTAAGTTCCATTAGAGTAAAATTGCACCAATAATAAATCCTTTACCAAATGCTAATACTAACATCTGATAGTCTGTTAATTTAAACTTATCTTGTATCTTCTTTGCCATTGCCTTATCCCAATCCTTAACTTTGGTAAAGGCTTCTTTAAGGTTTAAGTTCCACATTAGATTAATTCATCTAACTTATATAGACTTGTTAGTTCTAACTTAGCAGATTCCATTAATCCATATGCTTCGTTGTTCTCTTGCCTGTCTACAATTGAAACAACATCTTTTACTACATATCCAGCATCTCTAATTCTTTGTGCTGCTTGGATTGCAGATCCACCTGTAGTAATAACATCTTCTAGTATTACAACCTCGGATCCCTCTAGAGGAAGTGGCCCTTCAATCCATGCACTAGTGCCATGACCCTTTGGTTTCTTTCTTACAATCAACCCATTCAAATCAGGAGCCCAAGCATGTTCTATAGATGCCATAGCAACACCACTTACTAGTGGGTCTGCTCCTAGAGTAAGTCCTGCGACTGTAGTAACATCAGATCTAATACATTCTAGTAACATAATACTGGAAAGTTTCAATCCCAATGCACTAAGTGTAACTGGTTTACAGTTTACATAATGATTACTTTTTCTACCTGAAGAGAGTTTAAACTCTCCTTTCCTATAGGCATATTCTTTTAGCAATTTTAAAAGTTCTTCTCTCATGAGTTCCATTCCCTCAATGCTTCTAACATAATTTCTTTCAACTCTGCCCTTTCTTTGGTATCAAAGATAGGTAATGGTGTAGGATCAAATGGTGGATAGATGGGATTACCATCAGCATCTTTAGGAAATACATTGTCCTTACATCCTTTTACTGCTTCACCACTCATACCTTGAGTGTCTATTTTTTCAGTCATGCGTTTTCATATTCCTCTTTGGTTATATTCCATTCAGCGTACAATCTTCTGGTTGTTTCACCATGTTGATTGATTGTTACTTGATCATTACTCAACCAAAGTCCCAAACGAACGCCTAATTTCACGTAACTCCTCAAAATCTTTCTGTTTAGTGCCGCCATCATATGCCCAAGCATAACCCTCCGTAATCATTTGTTCATTTAAGGAAATAAGATCTTCGCCAATATACAACCAACCAAGAAGCCTGCCATACTTCCCCATGCCACCGACAAGTTCAGTTCTAATAGTGAGTTCTTCATCTCCTGCAATCGTATCCTCTAATTTTTTCTTCATCCAATTAGTAGCATCTATTCCTAGTGCCTTCTCTTCAAGATCTCTAGTTCTTTTTTCTGGAGTATCAACTCCTGCAATTCTAACTCTTTCTTTCTTGAATAAATCGAATCCAAGATCGATGGTGACATCTATCGTATCTCCGTCCAGTACTCGATTGATTTCCGTCACTCGGAAGTTGTAACAACTCTTCCTTGACGGGGGTGTCATTGCTCCCATCTTTTTCCCACTCCAGTTCTTGTAGTGAGTTATTTAGCATCTCTTCCAGAGGTTAAGATGCTAATCATAGTTTAATCTCTTTGCCTCCAATCGTCTGATCTTTCATGGTGGAACCAGTCTACCACATCTTGAGGATCACCGAAACCCCTGCGATGATGAGTTGGATCGGGGTCTCCAATATTCAACTCATTCAGAAAAGAATCAGTTGGATTTGTACTCATTCTTCTAGCAGTGTTGAGCATACCTCTTGCTGCTGTATTTGCTTTTGCTAATTTGTTTGCCCAGATCATATCTTCTAGACTAACCTCTGTACCAGAAGCAATATCTTTACATATTCCTTCTAACCGTAAACGGTATTGAGTTGATAACATAAACCACCTTTATAGGTAAAATTATTTATTTTAATGAATCTATGGCTGCTGGTAATATAGCATATTCTTTCCTTTGAATTGCTTTTGTTAGAGATTCTACATCATCATCTGGTAATATAGGAACCTCTCCTTGCATTATAATCTCACCACCATCTAACTCTTCGTTCACATAGTGAACAGTGCATCCTGTGATGCTATCACCAGAGTTCATAGCTTGTTCTACTGCATGTAGGCCCTTGTACTTTGGAAGCAACGATGGGTGAACATTAATGATAGGGCAAGGAAACTTAGAGGGATTCTGCAACACTCTCATATATCCAGCAAGAACTATAAGATCCACCTTCCACGCTCTGAATAATTCTATCATCTTATCCTCATCCTTATGTGGTACTCTCACATGAGGAATACCAAACTTTGCTGCTCTCACAACAGCACCACACTTCTTTGTGTTGTGTATCATCAACACAACTTCATGCTTATTGCATAATGGATTTTTAACTATGTTCTCGAAGTTGGTTCCGTTTCCAGAACACATAATTCCTAGTCTCATTTTACAATCCAACTTTTACTTTTGCAGTATTTACCAATTCGACCCTAATTGGTTTTTCAAGAATATCAACAAGTTTAATATATGCTATAGCCGTAAACACCTGTGGAACAATAAAAGCAACCATTGCTATTACCCAAAAGATGTAATAATAGTTTTCTTTATTTTGTGTTCTCATCTTACTTCTCCTATTTCCCAACACTCTACACCCTCATCTCTTATAACATCCATAGTAAACTCCACACGATTAGCAGGAACTACTACACAGTATCCAATACCTAAATTAAATACTCTCTTCATTTCTTCCTGATCAACATTACCCTTTAATTGTATCGTTTTAAAGATTTCTGGTAAAGTCCAAGAGTTGTAATCAACACATGCAGTAAGACCCTCTGGAAGACATCTAGGGAGATTTTCAGGGATTCCTCCTCCAGTTATATGAGCCATACCATAAATCTCTTCTACCTCTTTTAATAAACGATTGACAACGGGAGCATAGATTCTAGTGGGAGTAAGTAATTCAGGATGATCTGATACTTTTATCTGATGACGAAAGGTAAGATAACGAATCAAACTAAAACCATTAGCATGAACACCACTACTTGCTAATCCAATAATTCTATCAGATGATTTGATGGAAGATCCATCTATGATTTTCTTTTCTTCTACTACACCAGTGCAAAATCCAGCAATATCATACTCATTAGAAACTGCTAGATCTTGTGGATGCTCTGCTGTTTCTCCACCCAGTAAAGAACAACCTGATTGACGACAACCATCAGCAATTCCTGCAACCAATTCTGTTATTCTCTTATTATCATCAACTTTAGGGCAAGAAATATAATCAAGGAAATATAAAGGTTCTGCTCCACATGTGATTACATCGTTCACACACATTGCAACAAGATCTATACCAATATCATAATCTCTACCAAACAATGTTGCTAGTTTACCTTTAGTTCCTACACCATCAGTTCCAGAAACTAGAATAGGACTTTCATATCCTGTAGGTATTCTCATCATACCATTGAAACCACCAAATCCACCCATGACCTCTGGCCTATGAGTGGACTTTACATGTGGTTTAATTTTTTCTACAAAGTAATTACCAGCATCAATATCAACTCCTGCTAGTTTGTAATCAAGTGAGATACCCTCTTGTTTAAAATCAAGAGGATCATCCCAATTTTGTTCAGTCATAATTATTCAGAAAAAAATAGTAATTAATCTTCGTCTTTGTAAAGGAAAGATTCATAATAACGAATCTTTCTTTTTAATGCAACAACTTCTTTTTGAAGTTCTTCATTTTCCTTTTCAATAATTTCTATGTGATCTTGATAGATAATAACACTCATAGAGTTTAGTTTAGAACTACCTTTTTGTAAATGTCTTTTGCATTATAGCATACAAAAGAGAGAATATTAAGTATTTACTGACTTAATATCCTCTTTATCTTTACAATTGTTAATTAATCAACATCTTCTTCAATACATGCATCACTAAAACTTTCTGCTAAATCTCCACCGAGTTCTGCACCTTCATTCATGCCAATCATCGAAGCAGCACCTGCCAAAACCCAACCAACAAAAGGTATAGAGGAGAGACCAGAACCAACAGAAGCACCAACGCTCCCACCGACCATCCTTCCTGTTCCT